TCATCTTCCAAATCTTCTTCCCCATCCTCTTGAGGTTGAGAGGTTTTCTGTTGTTGCTCCTGCTTGCAGAAATTATATAGCGTTTCTGCTGCTGAGATGGTGTCAGTAAACGTTTCGGCATTTTGAATTAAAGTGATAATCTCCTTTTCAGCATCTGAAAAAGATATGTCAAGGAACGAACCAATCTTAAAATATAGATTAGCACGATCAGCAAGATTAAAAGTATTAAGATCTTCATCCTTTACTTCAAAGAAATCTTTATCATGTAACTCACTATACCCTCTATAGAAGGATTTGGCAATACCCATATACTTTCTCTTCATCAATTTCTCGATTCTTGCATCCTCCACCACATTAACAAACTGTTGAGGAATTGTACCTTCCCAACTCCAGTCATCAGGAGTAAAGAGTGCATGTCCTACTTCATGACCCACCAACATATCATATACATTATTACTAGCTTTCTCCCACATAGGAAGAGTTAACACACGAGTCTGAATATTGAACTGTGCGGTCTCACATTGCTTATGCTCTACTACGATATCCTCAGTAGCAAGAAGTTTGGCAAGTTGTGACTTGATTTCTTTTTGAACTGCCATGTGTCTTTTCGTTTGATGTACCTATCATACTAGAAAACCGCCTCTTTGGGGCGGTCTGTAGACGCTTTATCAACTGTCCACGTCTTTTTCTTGCAGCACGTAGAGCCTGTGGTTTAAGAGTTCGTTTCTTCTCTTTCTTAGAATGATGTTGCCAGTTTGGGGTCATTGCCTTGAAGATGATCCATAATATTTATTGTAGGTCTCCATCCCAATTGACGCAAGGGCCTTGTGTCAGCACATAAACTGTCTGGTTCACCTGGTGTGTCCTCTTTGATAGGCAGATCCCGTCCCATTGCTTTTGCTATATCCATGACAGGGATTGCTTCTCCATATCCCACATCAAGGTGTCCTCTGAAATTAGAATCCACCAGTAAGCATATGGCCGTTGCCACATCTCTAACATGGATATAGTCTCTATAGTGTCTGGTGATGTACTTAGCAGTATTCTCCTGAAGCATTCTGTATAGCATGTCAGGTCTACTTCCCTCCTCTGCCCATACATTAAAGAATCTCATGCCCACACTATTAGGTGGTGCTTGCAATTCATTTACCTTCTTGGTAATAGCATAAGGGTTTTGAGACCACCCATGAGCACCAGCAGAACTCGCATAAATTAACCTTACATCATTCTCTCCACAGTAATCAAAGATAGGTTTAGACTTCTCTACATTATTTTCCCAGAACCTATCAGGATCTTCAAAACTTTCTCTAAGAGCAGCAAAGGCAGCAAGATGAATAACATAATCATACTTCTCCTTTGGTTTAAAGAATCCTATATCATCAGGAAAATCTAAACCATAAAGATCCCATCTTTCATTTTGCCACTCACCATAACAGTTAGACTCTTGAATAAAACTCCATAAGCGGCTACCTATGAAACCTTTATGTCCTGTGATTAATACCTTCTTACCTTCATAAAATTCTAGTTTCATGTTACCGTCCAATCGATAACAGTGCGGATCTCTTGGTTATACTTCCAGATCTCCTTGAACATATCAGCATTGATGTCCTCTTTTTCTAGTTGGACAATCAAAGAATTAATATCCTTAGGGAAACAAGTTCCACCAAAACCCCTGTCACCATCTATACCAGGTACTCTAGTATGTGATGTACCGATTCTACTATCAGCAGTCACACCCTCTACCACATTCTTATAATCCATACCCACCTTCTCACACATATCATATATCTTATTAAAATATGCTACCTTGTAAGCTAAGAAGGTATTGGAAAAATACTTCACTGCCTCACTCTCATCAGAACTCATCGTAATAACTGGAGTTTCATGAAAGAACCTATAATAAAAATTAGCTGCATCTCTTGTAGCATATTGATTTCCACCTATTACAGTTCTCTCTGCATTCTTAAAATCAACCACAGCATTCCTAGCAGTGAGGAACTCTGGGTTATGAGCTATATTAAGAAACTCATACTTCTCAGCATACCCTCTGGTAGTTCCAATAGGAATAGTTGACTTAATGATAAAGACAGTATCTTTAACAATATACTCCTCCTGCTTAATACCAGCAAAAAAACTATCCAAGATGGATAAATCACAACTACCATCCATTTTCATAGGAGTAGGAAGGCAGATGAAAATAAACTGCTGATCTAGAACCTCTTCTAGAGTATTGAAAGACCTATTCGGATCTACATCATAAACTTTGGTTGGTGCTTTATCCCTTACGTTCTGGTAAACAGCATTGCCAACGAAACCATTTCCTACAATTCCGATCATAATGCCCAATCAAGTATTATGATTGTAGAATACCATCTCAACTTTGTCAACTGGTTTGTGCCAGTTCTAATTTTGTCCATCATCATTAGGTTTGATAGTTATTTTTCGTTTATCAGTAAGAGTATTTACAATAGATTGCATATAAATCATTTCGCTTTGAAGTCTATCTATGTTTTGACGTGCAGCCTCCAACTGAGATCTTAGGTAAGTTGCCTCATTAACATCAATTGATCTATTATGATCATAGGGATCATCTTCTACTGGTCTATCACAATAAGGATACAACCAATCTTCAATTTCTGCAACAATCCACCATATTGCTTCATGAATAGCAAACATAACTTTCTTAAATTTTTTTATTATTCTCACAATCAAACTCCTAAAAATTCAGAACAATATTCAACTATAAAATTACTAGAAGTTCCATCACCATATGGATTTTCTCTCATTCCCATGGCATAATATTGATCATCATTAGATAATAACCTATGAGTTTCTTTAAATATTTTGTCAGGATCTCTACCAACCAAAATTGCCACACCAGCATCAATAGATTCCTGCCTTTCAGTTGCTTCTCTAAGAACTAAAACAGGTTTATTTAAAGAAGGAGCTTCTTCCTGAATACCACCAGAATCAGTAAGTATTAATGTAGAATGTCTCATAACACAAATTAAATCTTCATAATCTAATGGTTCAATTAACGAAACTCTTGGATGTTTTTCAAAAATTTTAGTTAATGGTTCACGCACAATAGGATTTTTATGTAATGGTAAAATAAAAGAAACATCTTCATTTAATTCTAATATACGTAAAATTCCATTAGAAATATCTTCAAGATAATCCCAATTTTCTCTACGATGAATTGTTGTTAAAATAATTCTTTGATTATCCCAATCAATACCATCAATCTTTATAGGTTTTTTATCTTTATTTGTTGAAACAGTATGTTGTAAAGCATCTATAACAGTATTTCCTGTCATATGAATATCACCAACTACAGAACATTTTTTTAAATTATTTACTGCTTTATTTGTAGGTGCAAAATGAAGACTGGCAATCTGAGATATTAATCTACGATTAGCTTCCTCTGGAAATGGATTTTTTAAATCATCAGTTCTTAATCCTGCTTCAACATGTCCTATAGGAATATCCTCATAAAATGCTGCAAGAGCACCAGAAAATGCTGTAGTAGTATCTCCCTGAACCAATACCATATCTGGTCTGTTCTCCTGAAAATCTTTCCTAAGTCCCTCTAAAGCAGCACAAGTAATGTGTGTAAGAGTTTGACTAGGTTTCATAAGATCTAAATCCAAATCAGCAGAAATTTTAAAAATATTCATTACTTGAGATACCATTTCTTTATGTTGGCCAGTAAGAATTACACGAGTTCTAAACTTATTAGATTCTCTAAACCTTTGAATAACAGGTGCAAGTTTAATTGCTTCTGGTCGAGTACCAAAAACAATACTAATAAGTGGTATCATTGTTGTGAAATCCAATCCTCAAGTTTAACAGTAGGTTCCCATCCAAAAGTATTACGTAATTTTGAATTATCAGCAAGTGTAATTCTAGATTCACCCATACGTGCAGGAATATTAACAGTATTATCAGATATCATAGCAGCGATTTCATTAACAGAATTATTCGTTCCAGTTCCAACATTATATACTTGTCCAAATATATTCTCATCCCCATCAGAAGTTGCAGCTAAAACATTAGCATTAACAACATCACTAACATGTGTAAAATCTCTACGTTGTTCACCATCACCCACAATAGTTAATGGTTCTCCAGCAGCACGTTGACGTAAGAAAATACCTACTACAGGAGCATACTGTCCTCTAAGAGGTTGACGTTCACCATAAACATTAAAATATCTAAAACTTATTGTAGGTAAACCAAATAAATCTGTATACATCTTACAAAGTTTTTCACCATTAACTTTGGAAACTGAATAAGGATTTAAACAATCATCTGGTTGAGTCTCAACATTTGGATAAGGATTCATTCCATATCCAGAAGATGTGGATGAATACATAAATCTTTTTACACCTGCCTCTCTAGCACACTGAAGCACTGTACATGTCCCTACAGAGTTAATACTAACTGCTTCTATAGGATTTTCAACAGCAGGTTGAATCCTTGCCTCTGCTGCTAAATGAAACACATAATCAATACCACTACCAAAAACATTAGTCATCGTCCTATAATCTCTAATATCACAATTGACATTATATGCTTTTGGATTCCAATAAAATTGGTCATGAACATCTGAATATTCATTATCAACTACAGTAACTTCATGACCTAATGACAATAATTTATCAACAAGATTAGAGCCAATAAAACCAGCTCCTCCAGTAACTAATGATCTTGACATTTTAATAAACCCTCGCTGGTAACCAATATGGTTGTTGATAATTGAAACACTCTTGTGTTGGATAAGAACTTAATTTATTATTAGTTCCATTTGAACTTTGTTGGTAGAATAAAGGTTCATCAAATGAATAAACTTTATAATACTTTTGAACATCTGTAAATCCAATATCAATATAATCTTCAATTTGATATTGTTTATAAGAAACCTTCTTACATACAGATACATACTCTTTATCTAAGTATAGTATGGCATGTGTTCCCAACATATTATACACTCGAATTAAATTATCGTCAATACTCTCATACTGAACAAAAGGGCCAGAATGACCATTCATTCTTCCCCATGAAGAAACTCCAAGATAAACGGCATCAGCATCATCTGGAACACTTATAATAGGTTCAAAGTTTAATGGAGTTGCATCATCTTCAACAATAATAAATGGAGGTTCAAACTCATGCAATGCATTATGTTGTGCCATCGAACATCCAGCACGATTTCCTGTTGGATGAACTACACCAGCTACTCTGGAGATATTTTTAAATCCAAGTGCTTGAAGAGTTGTTTCAATCTTTAATTTTTTTTCAGTATCCCTATCAAGATTAATATAAGCAACAGGAATTTCTCTAAGATCTAAGTTCCGCATGATTTTTCTTTAATGCAATAATTTTAGGATTTTGATGGGGATAGTTTGTTCCAATAAATTCTTCAGCATAACAATACTCAGGATTTAATTCTAATGTAGGTGGATTATCTATCATATAACGATTCATATGACTCTCATCATGCCATAAAGCAATCACATCTTTTTCAAGATCATTATTTACCCTATCAGCAATTACTTCTGACATTTCAATAAAGTTTTTTGTTCTACCACCATTAAACCCACCTGCATAATAAGTTACAGTCTCCTCATCAGGAGAAACATATGCTAATGATTTTGGATTCCTATCAAAAGATTGATCCTTTGGATCATGAAATGATTGATATCCATGTCTAGTAGCAACAAGATCACCCAATACTTCTTTACCAACAGGAGCATCAATTCTCATATCAGCATCCATATAAAAACAATAATCATGCTCCAGAATATAATCCTTTTCTTTTACAAAATAATTATACCTCTTTAATGTAGGCATAGGCCAAGGTTCATGATCAATATAATGAACTCTAACATTATCAGAAGTTTCTTCTATCTCATGATCAGTAAATAGTAAACAATTAATCTCTGATCCTGGTATAAATTTTTCTGCAATATCACTATACAATTTCTCTATGAATTGTAAATATTGATTAGTTGCAATAGTTAAAATACAAATTTTCATTTTTTCTTTATGTAAAGTGCATCACCCCAGTTATACCAATCTTCTGGCCAATAAGTTTCTACTCTTTCAAAATCATACTCACCAAGAAAACTATCAAGTTCACTCATTTGAGCACATCCTTCATAGAGTTCTGCTTTATTAACTTCCGAATAAATATAATCTATTCCTTCAAGAGTTTTTTTACCTCCCTTAAATACTTCCATTTCATATCCTTGAACATCAATATTAATGAAATTACATCCTTTAATATCATAACCATCTAAAGTTTTAACTTCCACCTCTTCAGTTCCTTCAAAATGAACCCAAGGTATTTCTGTAAGATGTATTTTTGGTTTTAATATAGAACTACTTTGAGTATCATTATCACTTAAATACATTGTAGCAGTTCCATCTTTAGAACCCAAAGCTACATTATATGCTTGAA